GCCGGGGAATTTGATAAGCTAAGGGACGTAAACGGTAAGCTGGTTAAAAAACGAGGCGTACTTGGCAAGCTGGTAGTTTTGTACCAGCCCTTACCAAAGATGCAAGAAGTTTTACACCGTCAAAAATTGTTACCCAATGAACAGAAGAGAGCAGTTAATCAGTAAAACCCTTAGTCCTTCAATGGACGAGAAGGAGGCCAAGATGCTGGACACCACCATGCGCTTGGTTCTTGGTGACATGGGAGAAATGTACGCCAAATTCTGGGAGACAGAGGGCCCAGGGGTTATGTGCTTTCAACCAGACTCTGACCGCACAATGTTTTTTCTAACGCTAGAAGAACTGCACTGTGCACAAGAAACGGAAGAGCGTAATAATAACGGAGACCTTGCAGAAAGTTTGCGTCGAATACTGGAAGCTGCACAAAGAATCGATCCAGCAGAAAAAGCTGGTTACATGATTAACGATGCGGAGGGTATTCGCTATTTGGAAATAGACTACAACACGGGGCTTGATACGTAATGCCTGCTTTTGTCGGTAACAAAAAAGTTGAAGCTTACGAGTGGATAAGCAATCGTGACCTGGTTGATTCAGCCCATCTATTGATGGGTAACATTGACCTTGATCCGGCCAGTTCTGAAATGGCCAACAAGTATGTCAACGCAAAAAACATTTACACCATCGCTGATGATGGCTTGAATGACCAAGAGTGGTACGGAAGCGTTTACTTGTTTCCACCAAACAGAACTTATTTTTGGAATAAGAAAGCTTATAGGTGGAAATCAACAAGAGGTCTTTCGCCCACATTGATTTCAGGGTATGCACTCTGGTGGCAGACCTTGAAAAGGAAGTGGCTTAGCGGTGAGATTGACCAGGGTCTTTACTTCTGTAATTGCCCCGACATGTTTCAGTACTGTCAAGATATTTTTGATCATCCCATCTGCATTCTTCGTACACGCCCCATCCTTCTTCAACATTTCTTAGCAACTGATGAAATCAAATCACGCAACACCTGCATCTCTTTTGTGGTATACCTCCAGCCCAAGGAGTACACTTCTGACGCCACTCAAAATTTCATAGATATTTACGGGGACAAGGGCAAACTTCTCTACTGAGTCGGTTAAACTGATCAAGCTTGACTGACGTTATGAGCATCCTTTCCGACCGCGAAATCAAGTACCTTGCCGAGGGCGATGGTATGATTAAACCTTTTCAAGACCATCTCATCAGCGAGGAGAATGGTCGGCGTTTGTTGAGTTATGGACTTAGCTCCTATGGCTATGACATTCGCCTGTCACCCAAACAATGTTTAATTTTTGGTGGGGTCCAAAGGGGAGACTGCGATCCAAAGAATTTTGATCCAGAGATTTTAAAACCTGCCGAGTTGTTAGAAGATGAAAGGGGTCAGTATTTCCTGATTCCCCCTTATGGATATTGCCTAGGAGTGGCGGAAGAATATTTAAATTTACCTGCCGACGTAACTGTTGTTGCGGTAGGTAAAAGCACTTATGCTCGCTCAGGTATTCTTGCCAATATCACACCCGCTGAATCTACCTGGAGCGGGCACCTAACTCTTGAAATCAGTAACTGTACTGGTTTGTTTAATCGTATTTATGCCAATGAAGGAATCTGTCAACTCCTATTCTTTCGCGGCAATCCTTGCGATGTAACTTACAGTGATCGTAAAGGTAAGTACAATGATCAACCAAAGGAAGTAGTCTTTAGTCAGGTTTAAAACCCTCTAAAGGTGCCTGAGAATCCGCTGGGCTTACGTGCATAGTTCGTGCTCCCAGCGGTACCCACAGTGTCTCCAAGGCTTGGTAGCTGTACACCAGCGATGGTAGCTTCCCCCCTGGGTGTTTCTCCTCTAATACCAGGTTCTGCAATCTGACTACGTTGACGGTATGCACCAGCAGTTTTAGCTGCTGCCATATATTTAGAGATTCTATCCTGTGCGTCTTCTTGGTGTTTCCTGTCACCAAACTCTTTAACGCGGTCGGCATATTGCTCTCTTCCTTTTATATCTAAACGGCGAAGGTCTACGTCCCGACTCTGTTCAGGATTTAAATCAGATGAGTCAACACCAGAGGTGCCAGCATCCTGCCGTGGATCGTAAGTTGGATCTAAGAATCTTGCCATGATAATATTGTAATTGAAAGAATTTAAAGGCTAAATATCCCATGATGCATTCCGCCAATATTCCGGATGCGTTCCTGGATAGCTTCATCGGTACCAACGATGAAGTTAAGAAGCGTTGTCTAAGCCCACTCGACTTTGATGGTGAGTTGGACAACGAAATGAATGACGTGCCGCTCCAAGATATGTACAATAGGGGCTTGGTTCTCACCCAAGAGGGTAGAGAGCGCACAAACCTACAACTTGAGGGCGGTGAACGATGCGGACTAACGGGTTTAATACCGAGTGCAGAACAGGGACTGATGATGGGAGCATCACCCAAGCCACAGGGAATCTTGATGGCACTAGGGGTTCCGGACGAGAATCAGATCGAAATGTCAAAGAAACGCCGTGGTTTGAGCCGGTAGAAGGTGAATGTAAGGATGGGTTTTGTCCCATGCCTCAACGTAAAGTTGACATGGTTAATCACCCGGCACACTACACCAACTCAAATAAAAAATTTGAAACTATAGACAAGATCGAGGATGCAGTTCAGTTTGCACCTGATCCTGTTCTTGGTGGGCTCCAGTGGCAAGTGTTGAAGTATATGGACAGGCTCTGGTCAAAAGGGAATCCCAAGCAGGACGCATCTAAGGCACTCTGGTACCTCACTCGGTTAATCGACAAACTTGACTAGAAAGGGCTCAATTCTTTTCTTAGTTCGTCATTATCGTCGTCTTCGTCGTCATCATCGTCAAACTCGTCGGAGCACATTAAGGCCAGCTCAGTTAATTCAAGCTGGGTTGGCATGTCCCATTCAAGTTCGATGTGTTCATCGGCCAGGATATCCTTGACGGCTGCCCACTCGATCATTCGTCGGTGGTACAGGTTAAGCAAGGCTGCATACAGTTGATCCCAGGTCATCTCCTGAGCTTCTAGCTCTGCCTTGCGCATGGCAAACTGCAGTTGCAGCGGGAGCTCTAGCTCTCTTGGATGGACTGTTTCTTCCATTTGCATGCGAGTCACCTAGGGATATTCTAGGTCCAGTTATCGATGGTACTAAGTAGCCTATCACTCTCCAGGTAATCAATGTGGTATTCATTCAGGATGAAGTCATTAGCAAAGCCGGCCAAGATATATGGATTTAACTGGGCTTCTAGCCGCCTAATTGCTGTGATATGACGCGGTGAGGCAGCATATTCACGAAAAGCTTTAAGCAAAATATCTCCTGAAGCCAAGGCAACATCTTTAATTTCTTCCAGGAAAAGAAAGGATTCCTCTCGGCGGCGGTTAATAAGACCACCAATGGCACGGTCGTAATCATCAAAGATCCAACGAGAAATCTCTGCTGTTACTCCAGCCCAATTTTCGCATTCAATCTGATCAATCAAGTTGCTGTATAGAAAAGCATCCCAACCGACCGAGTGAATAAAAGAGATTAACGCTTCTTGCATTGAAGAATCTATGCCAAGATTTAAGCGTTTGATATCTTCTTCGATGATCTCCATGTCATGCAATAAATACTCTGATGCTTTTTGTTGGGAGCAACATTGACCTTTCTTTACTGCTGTGCCGTCTGGGTAGTATTGAGATCCATAACCAAACGTATAAGGTGCGCCACCTGTACTGCGATCTGGATAAGCAGTCTCACTGTATCCTTCGTACTTCTTGATTATGTTAGATGCCCGCGCAAAAGAAGACATAAGATGTAACCCAGTTACATCCCATAATAAACATATATTACGTAAAGGTGTTAGCCCTTACCTTGCCCAATCTTTTTCTTTCTTCCGTGGTTGGGTTTTGAATGCATTCCTTGACCTTGCTTGGTGCCTTTAGGCCGACCTTCTTTTTTCTGAGTGAGCGACTTTACTTTGTTCATTTAAATCACCAGCTGAAGTTACAGGCCCACCAACCGGGCGTCAGTTTGTCTTTCTTATCGGAACAGTTGTGACGTGATTTGAAATTATCACGGCGTTTTTCGTCTTTGTGCTGAAGATAATCTTCGTACCCCCTGGCACCAAAACGAACGATTCCTTCTTTACCGTCTTGACAAGCCTTGACCACGTACTTGTGTTTGTCCCCTTTTGGAGCACGTTGCGGCTTATTACAAGCCATCTCACTTTTCTGATAACGCTTGGCGGCGGTAGCTGCTTGCTTTCGTTTGTCTGCCATCAGAGACCCTTGAACATAGAAGTGAACTCACCCAATATCGATGAACCAGACTTGGACTTAGTTAAGGGTTCCTCCTCATCTTCGCCCATTGCAATTCTAAAGTAACTATTCGTTTTGGGCTCTGGTTTATCTGTTGTTACTTCCGGTTTGTCTGTATCAAAAAAACTTTCAATAGTACCAAGGGAGGCAAATGGATCTGTGAAATCAAGACCTGTTGTTTTTAACTCTTCATTTTTTCCTGATTTAGTAAGCAAAGCTTGTTCACCTCGATCCGTGTCAGGGAAGAAATCTTTGTAAAACTCATCCTCAGTTCCTTTGAATCCAGCAGATTGGAATGTTTTATAGAGTTCGGTTTCACCTTTTATTCCTTCCTCTTTGTAGTCTTCGGGTCTTTCAATGTAAGTTATACCGAGCTTTTCCTGTGTAGGCTTCTGGCGTTTTTCGTTTAGGTATTTAATGTTCTCGCGGATTTCCTGTGCCGAACCGGTGCGCAACGCTTCTTTCACATATTCTTTCAATTCAGTAATATCACCTTTAAAGTTTTCCAGTCCATATCGCTTTAATACTTCATCCCAAGTTGTCTTATCATTTGGATCTAAGCCTTGTAGAATCTCATCCGCAAACTCTTCTGGTGTTATAAATTGACCAAATACGGTTCCAGACTTTAAAGCTTCTTCTTTAAGTGCAGGAAGAATCTGTGTGTAGATGTAGTCGCTGACTTTGCTTGTATTTAAGATGTCATCTGCTGGATCATAGCCCTTTCCTTGTCCCTTTACTTGGAAGTGCATGCGAGCAAACGCATCTTTATCTTCAATATTTACACCGAATCTATATGCCTGTGCCTTCCAGTATTCATCGCCCTTCTTGGCTGCTTCCCAGTCAGCAGCAACGGTTGAAGCCTGATCTGCGTAGGCACCCTCTCTGGCTTTGTCTCCCGTGGGACTGAAGTAAAAATTAGAATCAAAGTAGCGACCTGGTGTGGCTTTAATTTGATCTAGATAGGATTTAGCACGTGTATCTGCAACCAGCTTGGCTGCATTCATAATGTCTTGTGTTTGGAAAGGGTTTTGTTCTGATTGGCGCACATCAAGATACTCAACAAATTCATCCATGGATTTTGATTGATCA